TAACCCATAGCCACATTATACGCATCAGCGCCCGCGTCTTGTGCGGTTAAAGTTTGATATCCAATAGCGGTATTCTTCCCATGAGCATCTTCAGCAGATAATGCAAATGTACCTAAAGCTACATTATAATTACCTGTATTTATAGCATCGCCAGCTTGACTACCTATTAAAGTATTTTTTTCACCTACGGTAACTGACATACCAGACCTATACCCTACTGCTGTATTATGCATATCAGCTGTAGATGCTGAGCTCATCGTTTTTAATGATTCTAGTCCTACTGCTACATTACAATCGCCTGCAACATTTGTAGATAATGCTTCTCCACCAATAGCTACATTTTTATTTCCTATAGTTGTACTATTACCAGCTATATATCCTATAAATGTATTTTCACCACCCGTTGTTATTGAAACTCCTGCGCTCCCTCCAACAAGTGTACTTCTAATAGCTGTTGAAACTGCTAAACCAGCGTTGTATCCAATTGCTACATTATAAGCATCTGCTCCAGCGTCTTGAACTTTTAAAGCACTATAACCTATAGCAGTATTTCTTCCATGAGTATCTTCTGTAGAAAGAGCTTCGAAGCCTATAGCTACATTGCCAGCACCAGTAGTAAGTGCATCACCTGCCAAACCACCCATAATAACATTGTAAGTTCCTGATGATAAATTTACTCCAGCATCATATCCTACTGCTGTATTATATGCATTAGCACCTGCATTTAAGGTTAATAAAGCTCTATAACCTACTGCTGTATTGTAACCATGAGCATCTTCTGAACTTAGAGCATACATTCCAACAGCAACATTTCTATTTCCCGTAGTTAATGCGTCACCAGCTAAGCCCCCAATCAGTGTATTGTATTGACCTGTTGAAACAGTCCCACCAGCATTATAACCTACCGCTACATTATAAACGTCAGCCCCAGCATCCTGTACTTTTAATGCCTCATACCCTATAGCTACATTTCTACCATGATCATCTTCTGTAGATAATGCTCCTTTTCCTAAAGCTACATTATAACTTCCTGTAGTAAGTGCGTCACCCGCAAGCCCTCCTATAATCGTATTTTGAATACCTGTTGTAACATTTTCACCAGCACTATGTCCTAGTGCAACATTATAACCATTACCGTTATAGTTTAAATTTTGTAAAGCAGCATAACCTATAGCAGTATTCCTTGAACCTGTATCTTCACTACTTAAAGCATAAGCACCCATAGCTACATTATAAGTTCCTGTAGTTAATGCATCACCTGCTAAACCTCCTATTAAAGTATTTAATGTTCCTGTTGAAACATTCACCCCAGCATCATAACCAATAGCTACATTATAAGCATCCGCGCCAGCATCTAACATTTCTAAAGCTTGATGTCCTATAGCCACATTCCTTCCATGTGCGTCCTCTGTTTTTAAAGCTTGATGACCTATTGCAACATTATAATGACCCGTAGTTAAAGCATCCCCTGCCGACGCACCCATTAAAATATTATTAGTACCTGTTGTAATATTTCTACCAGCATTATACCCTATTGCTACATTAAAAGCATCACCACCATCTAGATCTTGTAAAGCTTGATAACCAATAGCCACATCCCCAGAACCAGTAGTTTTTGTACTTAAGGCGTCTTTGCCAATAGCTACATTATTACTACCTGTTGTAAGAGCATCTCCTGCTAGCCCACCAACTATAACATTACCTGTACCTGTTGAAATAGCTGACCCAGCACTGTGGCCTATAGCTACATTGAGCATATCAACTGCTGAAGCAGGATTTTGAGCATATAAAGCTCTCCATCCTATACCAATAGATTTACTACCTAATACATTTTGAGCTAAACTTTCTAGACCTACAGCTATATTATAATCAGAATCTGTAGCAGCACTCAAAGCAAAATAACCTAAAGCAACATTATAATTACCCGTAGTCATAGCATCTCCTGCAAGTCCTCCTATTATCGTATTTTTAATACCTGTTGAAACAGAATAACCAGCGTTATATCCTACAGCAACATTGTATGCATCTGCTCCAGCATCCAGAAGAGCTAAAGCAGCATTACCTACTGCAACATTTCTTCCACCACCATCTTCTGTTGTTAATGCTTGATAACCTATAGCTACATTATTTGCACCCGTAGTTAAAGCATCGCCTGCCGAACCACCCATAATAGTATTTTTAATACCTGATGTAACAGCTGAACCAGCATTGTATCCTACTGCGACATTATAAGCATTCGCTCCAGCATCTTGGACATATAAGGCTTTATACCCAATTGCAGTGTTATATCCATGTGCATCTTCGGCACTTAAAGCGTATGTTCCTACAGCTACGTTATAATTTCCAGTAGTTAAAGCATCACCTGCCCAAGCACCTACTATAGTAGATTGTATACCTGTGCTTAGAACTTTCCCTGCCTCATGTCCTATAGCTACATTATATGCGTCCCCTCCTGCATTTAATAACATTAAAGCATCAACACCTATAGCAACGTTTCCACCATGTCCATCTTCAGCACCTAGTGCGCGCAAACCTACAGCAACATTATTACTACCTGTTGTAAGAGCGTCACCAGCCAAACCGCCTATTAAAGTATTACTAATACCTGTTGAAACTAATAATCCAGCTTGGTGGCCTACTGCTACGTTATATGCATCAGCTCCGGCATTTTGAGTTTTTAGCGCCTCATATCCTACAGCAACATTTAATCCATGTCCGTCTTCTGTTGCTAAAGCATTATATCCTACGGCTACATTTTTAGCACCAGTTGTTAAAGCTGTTAAAGCCAATCTTCCAACAGCAACATTGTATGCGCCTGAAGTAGTTGCTTCCATTGAATTAGCACCCACTGCGGTATTATATGCATCAGCATTTTGGGCGGTTAAAGCATTATAACCAATAGCAGTATTTAGTTGCCCATCTGTATTTGCGTCTAAAGCACCATAACCAACTGCGACATTATTACCGCCTGTATTTATTACGGCCCCAGCTAAACCTCCTATTAATACGTTTTTAATACCTGTTGAAACATTTGCACCAGCATCATAACCAACTGCTACATTATAAGAACTAGCATCGTTGTTTAATGAATTTAAAGCTCTATAACCCATAGCAGTATTTCTTCCACCTGTATCTTCTGTACTTAAGGCACCATATCCTATTGCCACATTGCTAGCTCCAGTAGTTAAAGCATCACCTGCTAGGCCCCCTATTAATGTGTTTTGAATACCTGTTGAAATAGCAGTACCAGCAGTATAACCCACCGCTACATTATATGCGTCAGCACCTGTATTTTGAACAAGTAAAGCATTATAACCTATCGCTACATTTCTACCATGATCATCTTCTAGGCTTAAAGCATTTGCACCTATAGCAACATTTCTTCCTCCTCCAGTTAGAGCTTCTAGTGCTGATCTACCAACAGCAGTATTATCATCACCTGTTGTTGTTGCGGAAAGAGATGAATAACCTATAGTTGTATTTCTAGTACCTGTTGTTAGTCCATCACCTGCTTTACCGCCAACCATTGTATTTTGTACACCTGTTGAAACAGCCTTACCAGCGTCTCTACCAATAGCAACATTATGACTAGAGCCATCATAGTTTTGTACTAATAAAGCATTTCTACCAATAGCAATTGAATCACTACCAGTATCTTCACCACCTAAAGCATTCATACCAATTGCTACATTAGAACCACCTGTAGTTAAAGCACTACCAGCAACACCCCCAATTAATGTATTGTAAATACCCACAGTTAAAGCTGTAGCGGCATTATAACCAACAGCAACGTTATAATCACCCTGAGTTATAGCGTCCATTGCGCCTATACCTAATGCGGTATTGTATGTAGCAGAGGAAATTGTACCAGTAGTACTGTGACCAATTATTAATGATCCTGTGAAGTTTGTGCCCTCAGCTTTAAAAGCTAAAGCTGATGTTGTACCACCGTAAAGTTCTGAGAAGTTGTCGTTACAAATGTCGAATGCGGCCCTGAGCGTATCCCCAGTTCCATCATTAGCAGTTGTACCTATATTTATAGATTGTAAAGCCATTTATTTGTTTTTTTACATTTTATTTGCATCTGCAGTAAATAATGTACTGTCTGCGAAGGGATCGTATGTACGATCAGCTAAAAGTGGTATACCAACTATTTCAAAATCCCCACCTATTACTACAGATGTAGGATATATCCATGTTGCACTGGTTTTTATTCCTAACTTAGGCATGACCTAGTAAAGTAACATTATGTCAGTAGTAGTAGTTGCTAAAGCCCATACTCTATCTACTTCAATAGGTAGTATAGAACCAGCTGCAACATTTTGGAAAAGTACTGGTCTGTGTATTTCATACTTTTCACCACTATCCATAATATCTGAAGCGCTATTACTAGCATCTACTAAACTAAGTGCTGTATCGCTGTCAACAGCTCCAACGAAAGCAACTGTACCATCTGTTGTGTTTACAACAACATCTCTTGCTTGTACTGTGGTGCTAAAGTTTTGTGCAGAATCAGTTAATTTATTTGAAGTACCTGCTGTATCTGCACCTTTTTCAAGTTTTTTATTCTGCCCAGAAAGTGTTACAAGAACATTTCCAGCAGTACCTATATATAAACCAGCTCTATTATAAGTATCTTGAACCGCTGTAATATCATCAAGATCAAGTAAGTTATTTGTATAGTCTATAGCAGCGCTACCAATGGTACTAGAATCTTTTAAAACAACCGCGTGTCTTATTGTTTCAGTACCGCCTTTTGAAGGTGCTCTATAATCCCCAGTAGGATCTGATATGTCTCCGTATGCCATTTTTAATTTTTTTTGTTATTATTATCTATTTTTATCTTTGTTGATTAAATTTATAGCCTTAATCATTACTTTATCTGAATAAGAATTACCTTCCATTATTTTATTTCTTTTAATACTAGTTGGTAAATCTTCTGTACCTAACAACATTCTATATATTCTACTTATAAGTTGTTTACATTTAAACGATGTTTTGTATATACTATATTTAATTGTTGTTCTATTCCGGTGCCTCCATGTTTCTATCCAGCCTTCCCGTCTTAGCCTTTCCCAGCGATTTTTATCCCAAGAATAAGTATAAACGCCATTTAAATAATCTTGTCTGGTAAATAATTCCAAACAATCAAAGTAAATTAGAAGTTCTAGATCAGCATTTTTTAGTTTATATGTTTTACAAGCCCATCTTCTTATAATACGATAGTGCTTTAACAACCCTATGCTTCTTAGATCTTTGGCTTCTAATTTTCTCATAAGACAATAACAACATCTTGTTGTTTTATTACTAGAAATATCTCTTCATCAATTTCTATCTTGAACCCAGCGTTTTTATCATAGTAAATTTTATCATTGTCTTTTACACCTTGAACTAATTCACCTACGCTTTTTACAAGACCTTGCCTATATCTTATGTCTTCTTTTATTTTATCTGTAAGAAGTAAACCCCCTTTTGTTTTGGTTGGTTTCTCTTTTATATCTCGTATAACTAAATATCCACCTATTGCTCTCATTCTTCTCTCATATTACTAATTACACAATCAGTTGATAATATTGTTGAAGCAACAGATACAGCATTTTTCAATGCACTTTTAGTTACTAGCAAAGGATCTATAATACCTTCTTTAATCATATTAACTGTTTCACCAGTTACTACATTTATTCCTTTACCTTTACCTTTTTGTGGTACATACTCTAAACCAGCATTTTCAAGTATCTTTTTATATGGATATTTTATAGCTTCTATAAATATATCCGTACCATCAGTTTTTTCTTTTAAGTTATTTGCAGCATTTAAAAGTGCCACACCACCACCCGGAACAATACCTTCTTTAATAGCAGCTTTAGTAGCATGTATTGCATCATCTACTCTATCTTTCTTTTCTTTTAATTCCACATCAGAATTTGCACCTACAGAAACTACTGCAACATTCCCAGATAATATAGCTAATCTTTCTTCTAATTTTTGTGTTCTTAAACTAGGATCACTACTTTTTAATTGTTCCTCTATATCTTTAATTCTTGTTTTAGCTTCTTCCGGTATTTCATTAATTTTTAATACTGTAGATTTACTATCTGAAATTGCTCTTTCACATTCACCCAACATATCAGGTGTAATTAAATCTATATCATCACCATATTCTTCATTTATATGTATAGCTCCTGTCACAGCTGCAATATCATCTAAAAAATCTTTTTTCCAAAAACTAAAACCAGGAGGTGCAACAACATTAGCTTTTATATTACCTTTTATCTTATTCATTACCAATGCTGCCATTGGTTGCTTATCTAATTCAGCTATAATAAGTATTGGTCTATTATTTGTTACAGCATATTCTAATACAGTTTGTATTTTTCTTACTATGCTTATTGGTGAACTAACTAATAAAACTAAAGGTTTTTCTAATGTTACAGTTTGTTTACCTGTATCTGTTACAAAATTAGCATTTGCATAACCTTGATTTATTTGAGATCCAGATACTACTTCAACTGTAGTTTCACCTGCTTTCCCATCAGCATCCATCATTACAGTACCATTTTTACCAACTTGCTTAAAAGCCTCACCAATTATAGCTCCAAGCTCTTTATCGTTGTTTGATGATATAGTTGCTACTTGATCAATCATATCGCCTTCAACTGGTACTACTATGTTTTCAAGATAGTTAATAGTACTATCACACGCTTTTTGAATATCTTCCTTTATTTTACGTAAACTTTCTTTAGTTTCTTTATTATTAGCTTCTTTTATTAAGCTATGTGCTAAAACAGCAGCGGTAGTTGTACCATCTCCTGCTTCTGAAACTGTTTTACGCGCGGCTTCTCTTATAAGTGTAGCCCCTATATTTTCTACAGGATCTTTTAAATTTACTGAATTAGCTACAGTTACACCGTCTTTTGTAATCATGGGTCTTCCCATGAAGTCTTCTAAGATAACGCACTTACCGCTAGCCCCAAGAGTGGAGCTAACAGCTTGTGTCAATTTATCTATCCCTGCAAAAACCTTATCTTTAGCATTACTGCCAAAGCTCAAAGTCTTCACAATGTCTTGTGGATTTTGCATTTAATTTAATTTAATTTAGTTAATAAATCTATTTAAAAGTTTTAATAACTTTTGGACCATCAATGAACTCTACCTTTTTAGCGTAGTGATCAACTGAACCATCGATAGCAGTTTCTGCTCCTTCAATGGTTTCTCTTCTGGTCACATCAATCCAAGTATCTTCCTCTTTCGGATTTTGGTACTCGGTTTGGTAAAAACCATTTGGTAACTGGGTTATTCTCCAGTTCTTTTTGGTAGCTAAATGCTTCCAAAATTCAACGGTTTCTTTGGAAATTTGTGGTTGACTATTCCACGTTCTAGTCGAATAAAAAAATGTCATGGTTTTGGTTTTTAATTAAACATTTTGGTTATTGCCCTTCACCGGGCCGGTTTTATTTTTTCTTTTTCTTACTACCTTTTTTCTTTTTCTTTTTAGGTCTCCCTACTTTACTTCCGTATGTTCCTTTTCCGTATGGCATAACTTAAAATTTAAAAGTTAATATTTATGAGAACGGTGTTGCAGGTGTTCCAGAACATAACAATGTTCCTTCAACATGCCATTTATCAGCCGCTATATTTGTTACGGTTACTTTACTACCACCTCTACCAGTAGTTGTGCCGTCAAATGTTATTTGATGAAATGTATCTGAAACTTGAACTGCAAAAGATACAGTAGAATCATCGTCTACATCAATAACTCTAACTCCACCAACTAAATCTTCATTAGTAGAATCAGCACATGCTATTCTTTTAGTTCCAGCAGTATCATCAAGTACCATAAAATGAAAATATACTCCTGTTAAATCGCCAGCACCAGAATCTGGTAAAGTAAATGTTGCAGCAGCATCATTAAATACAAATGTTTCACCAGAATCATTTGCTGTTAAACTTGTATCAGCTGTAGTAGCTGTAACAGGTGTTCTAAGCCCTACTACTTTAGCATTTGTTGTTTCTGCATTACCAATTACTGTACGGGTAGTACCGCCAGCGGCTATATTTCCAATAACAATACAATTTGAATCACTACCAGAATTTATGTCAGCAGATTCTCCAAT